ACCTGTTGGCCAATATTGTTAGTCTCAATCAATGCAAATGCTGTATTGTATCTTTTACATAATGCATAAACAACTGTAGGTAAAAATAACAATGGTAGTTTATTGTTTCGATATTTGGCAACTTGCCTGTATGGAACTTGAGACACATCAAGTATATTAATCGTTGAGTAATCTTGTGCAACACCTTCAGAACAATCCACACAACCAATGTATAGGTGTCCTGGTATTGGGTCTTGGTAGATATCTAAACAATCTTCTTGTTTCAATGGGTCAAAGAATGCCAGTGACCTCAATTTAGAACCAGAGATTAATGTTGCCGATGAACCAATGAACTCTGTCTCAAACTCTTGTCGGAACTGTTCTTCTGATGTGTTACGTATGGTCTCTTCTTTCCATGCGGCATCACGTCCTGGCACCTGTGACCAATGAACCTCCAATGGTTTATAGGTCGAACGTTTCTCTGTTGCATCAACCCACATCTTATAAAAGTGGTTTAGTCCATATGGGGTAGAAACAATAATAACTTTGGTAGTCTTACCAGATGAGATAACCGGATAGGTTGACGTAAAGAATTCATCAGCCATATTCTTTGGAACGAACGCAAATTCGTCCAAGAAAATTAAATTATAAGAACCACCTCGGACACCAGATGCTGATGTTGCAAAGGCCGCAATCTTTGATTTGTTTTCCAACTCAATATTACCTTTGTTCCAAGTAATGATGCCTTGTTGCAACCAAAGTGGTAAGTATTCATATGCATACTGTACACGACCTAAAATTTCACGTGCAAGTGAACCTTTGTTGGCCAAAATGGCAATACTGTAATCGTCTTGAAATAGAATAGACCACAACATGAAACCCACAGTCGTAGTTGTTTTACCAACCTGACGTGGCATCTTTGCAATACAGAATCGATTTTCATGGAATGTTCGTACCATGTCCTCTTGGAATGGCCACATTTTGAAAGGCACAAGGCCATGGTCAACGTTAACAATTTTAACGTATGACTTAATGAAGTAAACTGGATCTTCAGTACATTTTATAATCTCGGCAACTTGTTCTTCGGTGTAAGATAACTCTACACCAGTTCGTTTTAAGTTTGCGTTGCCGAGGTAACCACCTGCGTCAATCATTATTTAATAAAACTTCTTAACATCCATGCATGTTTTTGGTGTTGGTCTAACAAGTCTTGCAAGAAATTACCAATAGCTGGTTCTCCTGCTTGGTCAGCAGCAACAATACCTGCACGGAGATGAACCATCATTCTATCATTATCTCTTTTCAATTCTGCCATCATAGAAATTGGAGAAGGAATGATTGCTGATTCTTCTACGTCTGCCAACTCCAACATTCTCAATAACGAACCTGGTGCATATGCATCCAACATACGGATCTTTTCGGCAATTAAATCAGTATTATTAAATATTGATGTATATAACTCAGCAAAAAAATCATGGTACTGTTGGAAGTTTACACCTTCTACATTCCAGTGGAATCCGTGTGTCTTAAAATACAAGGCAAAGTTTGTGCCTAGTATAACTTTCAATTGTTGAATTAATTGTTCCATATTATTTCTCTTTATTTGACTTTAAAAACTTTACCAATTCTGTGGTTGAACCAACAAACACAGCCTTATCTATATTCATTGATTTATCATTCATAGATTTTGGTGCTAAATCTTTTTTGCGTTTTTGAATTTCCATTAGGTCTTTATTTAGGTCAGACATATTTTTAAGCATTGTGGCCACAACCTCGAATGCTCTTGGGTGATGCGTGTCTTTAGCAACGTGTATCAAAGTGTCCATTGCAGAGTTACCTTTGGTAATCATCTCACGTATATTCTGCCGAGCAAACTCAGCATCATCGGCAATATCTGGTGTTAAGTCAGTGTGTACTAACTGACCAGCAGATTCCAATGGTTCGATCTCCAATAATTGAGAAAGATTTTCATCCATTTTTTTCATAATTTATTTTAAATGTTTATAAATTTGCAATTGCGGTTTGAAAATCAGCATAAGTTGCACTGTTTGCAGCTAAACTTTTTAGACTTGTTATGGTAATAGTTGTATTACTTGTTGTATTTGCTTTATTAAACGCAGCTTGTGCTTGAGTTAGAGATAGTGTGGTATTAGATGCAACGAAAGAGGCAGGCTGTTGAATAATAACATTACCAACCATACCGGCATGGTTTTGGCATTGGTAAACATATGTTGAACCTACTAGACTAAAAGGAACTTTCCAATAAAGAGTGCCGTTTATCTGAGCTTGTGCGTTAGAACTCGTTGAAACTGTACCAGTATTGCTAACGTGTGTTAGTCCTATATTGAAACTAGAACCACCTGATGATGTCCGTATCATAAACGGATGACCATCCAAATTATTTAAAACAAATGCTATGGTTTCACCACCAGAAACATACACTGTAGGATTGTTTCCTGAATATTGATCGATTAGATAAGCAGTTGATCCAGAAGCTGTTACAGATAATCCGGTAACAGCACTCGTATAATTAGAGTTAGTTGTGTTATAAACTTCTGTAAAATTTTCATTAACTTTGGTGAAAGCCGTTCTTAAAGGATCACCTGTACCAGTATTTGGTCCTGTTCCTATGCCAATTGTTTGTTGTGTCATTATAGTTTATCCGTTTTAATTAATGTTGAGTCAGTAAATACTAAAGTAGTATCTGAAGTTTCTAAAATAACTTGAGGTTCATATGTAGAACTATATGATGTATAGGTTTCTGCGAATCCATATTCATCATCTGGACCAGCAGTGTTTGGATTTGGTCTAGTCTGTACAGAAGATATAATTGAGTTCTGTGTAAATGTATTTGATGTAATAATATCACCATTTGCCGAGTTGGCAAAATTCATATGTGTGTTTGCAGTAGCCAAAGTAATCATCTCACTTGTCTTAACAGGTGGCCAGATAAATGCTTTGGCTGTGAATGTCAAGTCCCATAGAATCAAACGAGTGCTCATCATATCACCTTCATAATCTGTAGTCGTAGATACAGAATTTAATATGATTGGCATGTCATACTTTTGATCCATGCCAGGAATAAAATCCATCGTTACAGTAAAATCTGGTGTGAAGAATGGAAGTATTTGTTCCATAATCTGAGCACCATCTTCTGTATTACGAACATATACTGATAAGTTAAAATCAAAGTTATATGGTATTGGTCCGTATTGTGACTTTAATGAACTGTTATTTGTACCAAGAGAGAAGTTTCGGTTGGTCGTAACACCTTTGCGACTGGAGTCATAAGACATACCTACCATATCAAATGAAATTCTAGGCACAGATATTGCAATAGATTTTGTTAAGTCTGGATCGGAGGCCAAACGAGTTAAGTATTTTTCTTTGGCACCATAAGACAAAGGCACTTTAAATCTTTCGACCTCTGTTGCCATATCTCTGGTGTAACGAATCAATTGAATATCGTTAAATAGAGTACCAAAACCTACAACAACTTTTCGTATGGTTCTGTTATAGAAGTGTGCATTACCTAGCATTAAGGTTCACCAAATGGGTTATGTTCAGTGAAGTCCAATATGTCAGCACCTTCATCTTGAATAATGTTGTTGTCTGCCACATCTTCAAACACACTGTCTGTTGGCATATCGTCTGCTGCAGTTTCTAATGCCCATGTTGCACCACTGGTTGCACCAATAATAGTTACACCAACTGTAAACTGACCTTTGACATTAACAACATCCAAGTGTCGACCAGGAACCGTTGTGTGTACGGTAGCTTTGGCGTTTGCAGTTGCCAATGATGAACCTTGATAAACAAACTCACCAACTGTAAATTTGCCTGTGCCGTTGATAGGTACATCTAAACGTGTTCTCTTGTATGAATCAAATGCTTGTTCATCTATTTCTGTGTGGCCAGTTTGAATCAACTCATCAGATAATACAAACTGTTTGAGTTTCAATGCATAAACATAAACGTTACCACCCCGTCCACGACCTAATGTGTAAAACATTGCTTGGTCATTTTCATGTTCAACAAACGTTACTTCAAAAAAGTTTTGCATCATTGGAATGTAAATTAAATCACCTTCCATTGGTCGCTTTGGTCCAGAGTTAATAACTAAGTCACCAAGTCTAGGTATACTATAGTTTGTGGCACCAGAGGCATATTTAAATCTACGGCGAGAAATCAGTAGTGTTATTTCATCTCGAATCTCAAGACCAAACTTAGAAATAAAGTCTTGTTCACCATCCATGCCTGTAACATTTTCCAAGTAGACTTCAATTGGAAATGCAACTGTATATTGTTTTAGTGGGTCTTCACCATACAAAGGGTCTGCACCATTCGGGTCTGCACTAGATCGTGGTAGATAAAACACGTCCATGCCATACTGTTGCATGGCCTCAATTACCAAGTCTTCAACTAGTAGTTGTTCTTGAGTAATTCCTGTTGGAAATGGTTGAAAGTAAAAATTTGTAGGCATTCATCAACCAGTCAAAATTTCTGGAGGTAGTACGTTGTAGGCTTGCATCTCAGTTTCAATCTTATCGATTTCGACTTGTGCTTCAGCCATAATTCGAGGACCATCTAACGTAACTCCACCTGGCATCTGAACACCAGCAAATTTGGACAGGTTGGTACCCCACTGGTATTTAATCAAAGCCGTGGCATACTGTTTTAAAAATCTATCATCCCAAACATCAGATACACCAGTCTTTGTGGCTGTTGCAGTGGTTACACTTGTTGCTAAGTTTGTGGTTAGATATGCTTGTGTTGGTGAAATGATACGATTAACTTGTGCATCTTGTCCATCAATTGTAATGATATCACCTTCAATAATTTGTTGGTCAAATGTTGTACCAGTACCTGTGATTAGGTTTGATGTGTTTGTTGCCGTTACTGTACCAGTTAACATTATAGTATCTGGCACTAACTTACGATAACATTCAATAACCACATATTCACCTAAAGTTGCATCACGTGACCAATCAATATCTAAGAAGATTTTGTTTTGATGGCGATTGAATCGGTGTTGTGGGTAACCAGAGAACAACATGTTTAGTGTTGTGATATGTTGCATTGTGATTTCATATGACACATAAGATACCGATGTGAAGTCATACAAATCATGTAGACGCAATTGGTAACGAAGGTCAAACATATTGATTGATGAATTAGAATCATCAAACGGAAATATTTTAGTTACAAAGATAACTGGATCAGGACAGTAAATGAATTTGCGGTCAATATCATCTTGTGTGATTCTGTGCTTCATGTAAATCTTTTCAACACCATCAAAATGATAGTCGTGAAAAAACTGTAGTGCATCATCAATTCGGTCGTCAACTTGGTCATCATCCACGTTAATTTGAATAACGGGAAACCCTAGTCTACGAAGACAATAATCTTTAAATTCGGTTCTTGTTACTGGTGCAGCCATTTTTTACTCTTTTATTTAGGTTGGTGGTGTAAACTCAACCCAAGATGTTGTATCTTCATTCCAAACAAAAATCTTACCTTCTTCAACAGGCATTGGTGTTGGTGCTTGCCATAAACAAGTGTCTTCATTTAATGTCCATGAATTAAATAATTTCGGTGAAATAAATGCATCTCTTGTACCATCATATGTATAACCTATTCCAGCATAATTCTTGCGTAATGGAGTGCCACCTAATGTATGAACACCACCATATGTATTGTAACTTGTTTGAATCCAAGATGCTGGATCACCAAATAGACCAGTATCAATTACATCTTGTTCGATAACCAGTACTTGTGTTACTATGTTATTTTCATCTATTTGTGCAAAATGACTCATTGTTAAATTTCCTTAAAATGTGATTGAACCTGATGATGTGAATTTATATATTCTGTAACCACCAGCAACTGTATATGTTGGGTTACCTGTAGTTGTTGCGACCGCTGCTGCGTCTGTATAACGAATAATCACAATACCCGAACCACCAGCTCTGCCACCTGCACCACCGTTTTGCCCTGTGGCACCACCTCCGCCACCGCCAGTGTTAACTGTACCATCGGCACCGGTACCACTAGCATTGCTAGCATTACGTCCAGCGCCACCTCCGCCAGATCCGCCTGTGCCAGGAACACCGCTAAGACAATTACCGCCGCCACCTCCGCCTGCATAATCTGTTGAAGTTCCACTAATAGAACTGTTAAATCCTGCACCACCGTTACCGGCATTAACACCAGCATTACCACCTGCACTGCCAGCGCCGCCGCCCCCACCAGAATTGTACGGGCTGTCAGTGGCAGTACCACTGCCTCCGTTGTTTACTAATCCCGATCCGGCTGCAGTTCCGCCGGCAGAAAAGGCGGCAGACCCAGAACTATTACCACCACCACCACCGCCAGATCCACCACTACCCGCAGCTATTCCGTAAGTGCCACCTGCGCCACCACCCGAGGCACTAATGCTAGAGAATACAGAAGAACTACCAGCATTACCATCAGTACCAACATCAGAGGGAACATGAACAAGAGCGGCACCTCCTGCACCCACAGTAACAGTGATTGCGGAACCAGAAGTTACCGAAAATCCAGTGGCCGTACGCAAAGCGCCTGCGCCACCGCCACCACCAGAAGTATTATAGCCAGCAGTACCTCCACTGCCGCCGCCGCCCACTACTAGGTATTCAACTGATGATGGTGCAGAAAGTGCTGTTATACTTGTATCATTAATTGTTAAGTTTGATGTTGTAGCTAATATTGTTCCAGAGGTAGAACCAGACCTAATAGAAACTGTAAATGTCTCAGCACCTTCTGTTGTGCTATCAGCAGTTGGTGTTACTGTAAATGAACCAACATTAGAGGTTATTGTAAAAGAACCAGAAGATGTTCCAAAATCACCGGCATTTGAGTCTATAGACCAATAGTATGTTCCATTAACAATATTTGCACCAGAAACATTAAGTGTTAGTGCCGATCCTTCGTTAATATTATTAGCTGCAGCAGTTAATGTATATGTTGGAGGTATTGGAGTTACTACAGTTGGCCACAACCCACCAAGTCTTCTGCTTCGTTGTTCGTAACCCCAAAGTGGGCCGGTAATATTTGTTTCTGGCATTTGTTATACTCTTTTATTGATCTGTGGTAAGTGTAGAAGGGAATGAACGACCGATACCCCATATAATACGAACTGCACCAGTTCCTTCAACGTAAGCGTCACCTCCACCAAAGTCAAAGAATTGATTACCAGGACTTCCTCCACCATAAGCTCCGGCAGTTAGATTAGTAGCAGCTTTGAAGGCGCCGCTTCCACCACCACCTGCACCACCGGCACCTACTGTGCCACCGGCACCATTTGATCCGCTGCCAAATATGCCGACTCCACCTCCACTCCATGCATTATAATTAATATTAGGATGATCACTACCTGCTCCTCCTCCTCCTCCGCCACCAGAACCAGCTGATCCATTTCCGTTGACATTACCGCCAGTACCGCCGGCGCCAGAATATCCACCAGCTCCACCACCACCTGCTCTGCCGTAAGAATAACCAGATACAATACCACTATTACCACCAGCTCCACCGGATCCATAAATAACTGCACCTCCAACTGCGGCAGTATATACGCTTGAACTGCCTTGTCCTCCACCAGCTTTACAACTTGTAGAATTAAAACTGGAGTCTCCTCCCGAGGTAGCGGGTGGGCCCGCATTTGTTGTTGTTCCAACTGCTCCAACTACAACAGTATAAGAAGATCCTGGTGTTACTGATATATCATTAGCGTAAGCTAAAGCACCGCCGGAACCCCAACATACTTTAAATCCACCAGCGTCATCCAGAACAGCCCATGCGCTACCTCCACCAACACAAACTGCACTCACACTTGTAACACCAGCTGGTGCAGTCCATGAATATGTTCCAGCAGTAGTGTATGCTGCTTGACCAATAACTGGAGTTATACTTGTATCATTGATTGTCAAGTTTGTTGTTGTAGCTAATATGGTACCAGAAGTGGAACCTGATCTAATTGATACTGTAAATGTTTCAGCACCTTCTGTTGTGCTATCAGCAGTTGGTGTTACTGTAAATGAACCAGCGTTTGATGTAATCGTAAAAGAACCAGAAGTTGCAGAAAAGTCACCGGCATTTGAGTCTATAGACCAATAGTATGTTCCATTTGTGATGTTTGTACCAGAAACATTAAGTGTTAAAGCTGAACCTTCATTAATATTGTTAGCTGCTGGAGTTAATGCGTATGTTGGAGGTGGTGGAACCACAGCGGTTGGCCACAACCCACCAAGTCTTCTGCTTCGTTGTTCGTAACCCCAAAGTGGGCCGGTAATATTTGTTTCTGGCATTTATTCTTTTAGATAGTTATTGATTAATCAAACCACATTTTTTTATGTCTGTGTGACGAAAAATTCTTCTAGTTTTTTCTTTTGATTATCATATTCTGTTTTTTCTTCTTCGGTCATTTCTCGCACTGACCAAACATCCATGCAAACACCATCTACTATTGTATAAACAGGCGTTTCATCTAAAACAATTTGGTAACTACTAGGTTTAGGACGCTCAACACGGGTGAACGGTATCCAATTAGAT